TAGCATATGCTTCTTTAGATAAGGTTACGTTTTTGTACTTATTTATGTCAGTCATTTATAACCTTTCTTGTTTATTTATTATTTGTAGGATTATAGTTTAATTTATACTATAAGTCAAATATTATCTTCGACCTTGTCCTCTATACAACTTGTGAGTGTTTTTCTTATTTGGACGTTTTGAATGTCTACCTTTTCTTTTTGGTTTAGTTCTTTTGTGGTATAGGCCAGTTCCGTAGGGATTACTTTTCTTTGCCATATACTATTTTTCGTGCCTTTTTATTATTCATCGGTAAGTATTTAATAACACCATTAACGTGTTGTATTAATTCATCTCCACAATTTGTGCATTTATATACATTATCTAAAATAGAAACTAATGCTGATAATTCTTTACAGCCAGGACATATTCCATGAACAATTAATGAATCAATTGTTAAATTTTTCATTGTAATGGAGAATATACAATTCTTCCAAGAAATTTGGAAGCCCTTAAATATTCTTTTCTATTACCTTCATCATTATAACTGCAATGAATCCATCCGGAGTTAGGGTCGTTAGGTGTCCAGAATTCGAGTATACATTGATCGTAATCAAGATTTTGTACAATCCAATCGCTTACGTCTCTATTATGTATGCCGAATATCTCAAAGTCCGCTGCTTGACCTTTGGTATGTTGACTCTTAGATGAGGACCCTATAGCCTCACAAAGTTTAGCTGATCTATACCCTGAAGATATTGATACAGGTAATTTAAAATGATCTCTGACTGGTTGTAATATATTTTTACAAAGTAAAATTAAATTAGTGATATGTTCATCACTAGGTTCATTATCTATTCCAAGTCTTATTGCTTCTTGAGACTTTGTTAGTTCATCTAATGTAAAATTAGGACTTAATAACATATATATTATTATAAGTTTTCATTAATAATTCTGAATATAGTGGATTAGTAGCATATTTTTCTAGTCTAATAAAGTATCTGGTAGGTATATTTAAATTATTACTTAACTGAAAAGTTCTTTCTTTTCTAAATTCTTCATAATGATGATTTGTATTAAGCAAATTAATATAATATTTGATAGAGTCACATTTAGAATCAAACCTAGCAACTCTCCAATTAGCTGTCACTTTTACACCATTTGGTAACATACCTGCTTCTAAGTTATAAAATTGCCTAATTCCTAATAAATTATTGCCTTCAATAGCAAATCTAGAGCGCCCATAATTAGATTCTAAAGCAGCTTTAGTGACTATTAATTTTCTATTAATACGTTGGTCATAAGGTATATTTCTTTCTAAGTGATCCACACATTTATTTACGGAATCTATAAATTCTTTTTCTGTAGTTGCCTTAAAGGCGGGTTCGACTCGATAATAGGACCATAAACTTAATAAAACAAAAAATATAATAGTTCCTATGAATATTAAGAGGGCTTGGGTAAATTCTTTTTTTGTTTTTTCATCCATAACACTTTGTAATCCTTGTTGTCGTAGCATTTACAATATTGAGAAAGGCAGCATCCAACCGCCAGGTTATTAATACAATTAGTCTTTTTCGACTTCATTAATTTGGTAAAACATCTTATCCGTATCCTCCGTTAACCAATTTTTATTTTCGACATTCCATTCAGTACTCTGAACTTTGTAGTCAGGTATATTTGAATGATTAGTGAAATTAGGCACATTCCAAAGAATGCGATTGTTAGGCTGAGCAGCGAAATTGCCGTTAGTAAGTTTGAGAACATGAGCACACTTATGTTCTGAAACCATTTCAGAGTGTTCAGTATTGAGGATATTAGCATCTGGATGAGCCCAGTCAATAGTAAATAAATATTCTGCATCATAAGTTTTACCATCATTAAAATATCTACAGGATTGTCCTTTTAAAAAATCAAAGCAGATAACGCTAGGAAAATAACCAAATGAATTCCATAGCTGAAGATCTTTGAGATTTTGCTCTGGGACGTCTCTGCGATTAAACCCTTTTTGAATAAAAGCGCTGATAGGTAATCTGTAATAGATTGCACCTGATTCAAGTATACAATGGAATAATATTGCACGGCCAGATATGCTCGCAATACCAAAGACCACACAACTTTCAGTTTCTCCGTGATGCTGTTTAAGATCATACAAATACTCCCTTCTTATGTTACAATAAATTGGCGGTATGTTAGCATTAAGATAAGACATAATCAATCATATATATCGCCCCAGTTTTCACCAGATTCGTAGTCTACTTTGTTAGGGACTTCTAATTGTACTGCATTCTCCATTATTTCAATTATTTTTTTAGCATGTTCAGGAGACTCAACAGATAAATCTAATTCATCATGAATTTGAATGTGAGCAACTATACCTTCTTTATATAATTCTAACATAGATTTTTTTGTCATGTCAGCAGCAGAACCTTGAATTAATTTATTCAAAGCTTTGTATGTATAAGCTCTTCTTATCCCTGGTCCGTGTTCCTGGAGTGCTTCTTCATGAGGCAATGCTTTATGCATACCAAATTGATTTGGTTCCCATAAATGAAACCTACATAATCTACCAAGCAATGTTCTTATCTGACCACGTTCTTGTGCTCTATTAGAAGCAGCATTTGTTAATTGTTTAACAAATGGAACTTTAGCATGATACTGTTCAAATAGTTCCGCAGCTTTTTCTTTTGATACACCAAGTTCAGCTTGTAATTTTGCTTTACCCATTCCATAAAATAATCCAAGGTTAATTGTTTTAGCTTGAGATCTTGGAATGTTTGCCATATCTGCAACAGCCTGGTGGAAGTCTGTATTAGGATCTTCCTTATAAGATTCAATTACATCATACACTGATGGAAATTTATATAAAGACGCATAGTGTACAACTAGTCTTGGTTCTTGCTGTGAATAGTCAAAACAACCCCACGTATGACCTTCTTCCGGTAAGAATAAAGATCTAATTAAAGGTCCTAGGTCCTTGTTCCTTGCTGGAAGTTGCTGTAGGTTTGGATTATTATAACTGAATCGTCCAGTTACAGTTCCACCTTGATCAGATCTAATTTGATTGATCTCTGCATGAATACGACCCTTATGTTCATATCTAATGATTGTATCAATAAAAGTTGTATGTGCTTTATTGATTTCTCTTGCTTTAGCAATCATTTGAACTATAGGGTGAGGATGTTCTTGTAAAAAATTTTTAGTAAAGGAAGGTGCAGATGATTTCTCAGTTCTATCATAAGGCAAGCCTAGTTTATCAAAAACTGTTGCAATACTTCTTGCAGCCCAAATCTGGGCCTCTATCCCTGTTTCTTGTTTTACTTTTAATAACAATTCATGCTCTTGTGCTGTTAGCTGTTGTTTCAGTTTGTGTGCACGTTCTATATCAACTCTTACTCCTTTAAATCTCATGTCAACTAGACATGGGAATAAGTCTGTTTCTAGACTAAATACAGATTCTATATCTTGATGAACTATTTCTTTTTTAAATATTTGCCAAAGTTCTAATGTAAGTTCAGCATCTTTTTCTGCATAAGCTCCAACTTCCATAGCAGGTAATTGCCACATATCTTCTTTAGGATCTAATCCTCTTGACTTGGCTGCTTCATTTAAAGCTGTTTCACTTTTACCATAACCAAGATAATCCCAAGACAGCATATTTAAACTGTATTGAAATCTATTCTCATCAATCAATGATGCTGCAATCATAGTATCTACGATTAAACCATTGATTTTAATACCCATTTGTCTAATCCAACACACGTCATACATTGCATTATGAAATATTTTTAATGACGGAGTTGCCATGGTGTCTTTAAACCATTCTAAAACTTTTTTCTTATCCATGTTTGGCCCTGATCCGTGGGCTATGGGAAAATAAAAAGATCTCCCTGGTACAGCAACAGCAATACCAATAACCTCTCCATTACCTATAACAGATCCGGATCCTTTCTTTTTTAAATCAGGATCTCTTGTTTCTAAGTCTACTGCAATCTCATCATAAGATCGTAGATCTGGAAATTCTTCTGGTTCTACCCATTCCTTTTGCGCTTCAAATAGAGGTACTTTCATTCGTAATCCCTTTCAATAATCATTTCTATATAATGGATTGCTTTTAACAAATCCTGTTTTTTTCCTTTATCTTGATGCCTACAAATATATTTGATGGCAT